AGCCGCTTACAGAAGAACAACTCACTGCTCAAGACATCCTTGCAAGTATCCCCAAGGGTATTGACGACGACACTAAAGAAATTTTAAAGCTAGATAACTTTGCAAAGTCATACGAGGTATTGAAAGAGAAAAGTTTAGCGGGAGAAGGTTGCGCACAAATTAAATACGCTTCTGAAAATGAAGCCAATTTAGAAGAACCAATGTGGCATGCGGTAATAGCCATAGCTAAATTTTGTGATGATGGCGCAACCGCTATTCATGAACTATCTAAACCCGATCCAAGGTACACATATGCAGAAACAGAAAATGTCGCAGCTCGCGCTCCTGCTCCGAGAACCTGCGAGTGGTTTATCAAAGACTTCCCCAGCCGATGCGAGGGATGTCAGCACAGAGGAAAGATTACTAGCCCAATTCAACTTGCAAGAGTCTTTAAACCAGCCGCTGCGCCAAATAAAGAGGACGCAGTTTGGGAAGTCCCGAATACCCAAAAAGTTCCTGATTTCCCCGACTTCATGACTCCATTTGTGCGTGGACAGAATGGCGGTATCTATTTTGTTCCTGCACCCAAGACCGACAAGCAAGGCAAGAAACATCAAGACGATCCTATCTTGATCTTGGCGCACGACTTGTTTCCCATTAAACGCATGGTGAGCCCGCACGATGGCGAGTGCTTGCAGATGCGTACGATTCTTCCGTTTGACGGGGAACGCGAATTCCTCCTGCCCATGAAGCAGGTGTACGCCAAAGAAGCGCTTAAGGCAATCATGTCCAGCAATGGAGTTTTCTTCGCCTCACACCACGATCAACATCTTATGAACTACATCATCAAATGGGGACAGTATCTCCAGACAACTGACAAGGCGCTACAGATGCGCATGCAGATGGGCTGGACACAAGACCGCACAGACAAGGAATGGGACAAACGAAGTTTTGTTATAGGCAAGAAAGAAATTACCCACACCGGTGAAATCATCGAAGCCCCATCGTCTCCATTCGTTCGTGGCCTATCACGCCACATTACTCAGAACGGAACCTTTGCGCGTTGGCGTGAGTCGATTGATTATTTAAACAAGCCACAGTTTGAACTACATGCCTTTGCCGCGATGAGTGGTTTTGGTTCCCCCTTGATGTGCTACACATCTACATCTGGCGTGGTGATGAGTTTGACTGGCAAGTCAGGCAACGCCAAGACAGGTGCAATGTATGCAGGGCTTAGCGTGTTTGGACACCCTAAAGACTTGAGTGTGGTGGGCGCTACAGATAACGGCTTAACAGGTCGCTACCTTGGTTTGCACAGCTTGATGTTTGGCCTTGATGAAGTAGGCGACAAGAAGCCTGAAGACTTGGGGCAGTTGATTCACAACGTGTCGCATGGCAAAGCCAAGATTCGTATGCAAGGTTCAGTCAACGCTGAACGGGAATACGAGATGTCTGCATCATTGACTGCATTGTTAACATCTAATCACGGTATATATGGCAAGTTAGAAGCCCTCAAAATGAATCCTGACGGTGAAGCCGCACGTCTGATCGAGTTTGAAGTCTTTCGCCCAAGAATATTGGATCACGACGCCAAGCTTGGCGAATACATCTTTGATGCGTTCAAATACAACTACGGGCATGCAGGGCCAATATTCATTCAACACATCTTGAAGCAAGGCGACAACTATGTGATGGACAACATTGCCAAGTGGGAAGATAAATTCTTAACTGACTTTGGCAACTTTGCAGAGTATCGGTTTTACAAGAACTTGGTCGGCACTAATCTTGGCGGCGCAAGTATGGCTAATCAAGCCAATATCACTGCATGGGAGCTTGACCGCATCTATCACGAAGCAGTTTTAAAGATGATTGAGATTAGAGACAATGTTGTAAAGGTTAACCGCACTGACTATCAATCTGTGCTGGGCGACTTCATCAATAAGAACATGGGCAACATTCTTGTACTCAAAGATGGCAAAGTCACTATGGAGCCACGGGGCCAGATTGTAGGGCGCATCGTCAGCGAAGAAGGTCTCTTGCAAGTATCCAAGACTGAGTTCAAGAAGTTCTTGGCGGAGCGCAAAATTGGCAGCCGTGAGTTTGAGTTTGATATGCGGGATAAAAAGATTCTTGTAGACGACAAGAAGGGACGCCTTACTACTGGGTGGAAGTCAGCGATCAGCACCGATCCTGCATATCTCTATTGGTTCAAGACTGATATTCCAAACGACTTGTTTAATGAATCCGAGTGACATCAAAGAACCTGAGTGGATTTTTCCATTTGATGCAATGGAGGTGGGGGAGAGTTTCTTCATCCCCACCTTGCGCCCTGCCGAGATAATTTACGCTCTAGAAAGTGGAGCCAAGCGCGCCGAAGTGAGAGTCAAGTGCTATGTCACGCACAAAGACAATCACCTTGGAGTCCGCGCTTGGCGCATCCGTTAAGGCTCTAAACCAAGCGCTTTGAACTGCATGACCATTTGGTGTTTAAGCATATTCTGCTCAAGTGTAATGATCTTCAAAATTTGATCACGCTGTTTAGGAGCCAGACCTCGCATGTTACGAATCTCTGTAGCCTGCTGGCGCAGTGCATTTAACTCGCCCTGTTTGGATTGATACACTTCAACGATGCTTGGATGAAGCGGATTCTTAGTTATGTACTTAGCGTACACAGTTGGGTCATCTTTCTCCATTGTGACTAAGCGCTTGTCAATCTCTTTGATTTTCTCTTCAACCTTGCCGTACTCGCGTGAGTCAACGTTGGTCTTAGCGCCGAAGAATGAGCCGAACAACGGAATGTCATTCTTGGGATTGAATTCTTTTGCGCCTTTGTCTAGGTTTGCCCAGTTGTATGTAAGCTCGCCAATTTTAGCCACGCCGTCTAAATAACTATTAGCAAAGAAATAGATTGTGTTAGGGCTAATGTCACCGGGTACTCCAGCAAAACCTTCGCCTCCAGTTTTTCTAAACCACCACTTTGCTGCATCCTTATAAACTTCAGGGATGCGGTCACTGCCAGTAAACGCATCGCCCATACGACGCTGAGATGCGCTGTTAATTGCCTGACCAATACCGTTTTTGTTAGAAATAAATTCAACAAAAGGACGCAATACAGTTGGTGCAATTGAGTCAACAAGCCAGTGTATAGGTGAGTCCGTAACCGGAATCTTAGACATTGGCAGTGGCAAGAACGAGTCAGGCAAGATCGTACCAACGATGTTACCCAAGCCTTCTTTAATAGAAGCGTTGCCAATTGTCATCCCGGCAATCTGAGCACCTGCGGCGGCAAACGCCCCCAAGCCAAATCCCCAAGGAATCTGAAACACAACATCCTTACCAAGACCAATGTTTTGTGATACATCGTTTGGAATATGGAATCGCGCAAAGCGTGTCCACTGTTCCATGTTGTCAGTCTTAGTGTTGTTACGTCTCCACTCATCATCAGGAGCGCCCAACGAGGACAACCAATACAAAGCGTAACCAGCACCCATCAATGCGCCAACCATAATCTGCGCGTTGCGACGGTCTTGCTTAAAGCTTTTAATATATTCAGCTTTAGCTGCGGGGTCGTTAGCAATCTGCGGGGGCAGATCAACTTCTTCGTATTTCTCGCGTGTAAAAGCTGGCAACACCGCCTCAACTGCCCGCACAGCGCCAGTAGCAGATGGGCGAATAAACATGTATAGCGCGCCCAGCCAACGACCGCTTTCACCAACCTTTTCAAAGTTAGCAAGGTTCTTAACAAACGCCGCAGCTTCCACTGCAGCGGCACGCTCAGCAGGAGACATCTGACCCTGCGGGCCTTTAGCGTTAGACATGTTGGCAGCAATATTTCTTGCCAACGCTTTGTCTTTGTAGATGCTATACGCAGCGGCGCGACCTGTGAACTCAAACATGTTGTTCCAAGTATCAATCAACCTGCCAGCATCTTCTAAGTTAGTAACAATCCGTGAACGACCGATAGTGTTTTTGCTAAGTTGCTCAAGGTTTGACTTCAAAGAGAAACCTTGCAAGTACGTTGTCTTGCCGCCAAAGCGTAGATACTCAAGCATGTCTCTTACAAACGGATCTTGAGCGGCATCAAGCAACATCTTTTTACTCGCTGCGTCACCCTTTTCTTCCAGCAATGCAACTTGCATTGCCTTGCCTAAACCATTCTTAACTATCTGCGCACTAACAGAACCTAGATACTGTGCGGCGGCTATAGGGCCCATTTGCCTACTAGCACCAATAGTCCATGCGTTAGTCAACGTATCACGCACAAAGTTAAGAGGCGCAAAGTTGTAGTTGTAACGCGTGTGCATTGCACCAAAGAATCCTGTTACAGCATTGGCAAAATCAAGCCCGGGGCTTGCGTCACGGAATGTATACCGCAGCGCGTTCAGAATTTTTGGATCACTGATACGGATGATGTCGATAGAGCCATCAGGGTTGTAATGGAATATATTTGCACCACCCTTGTACTTTGACATGTCGGTAGTGTTGCGCTCTTCAAATTTAATTGTATTTACAACTTCACCGGGGATTACTCCCGTGCCAGTGGGATTGTATTTATTAGCCTTTACAGAGTTTTTAATCGACTGCGTGTAGTTACGACGACCTGCACGCCCAGCAGATCTGTATGCGTCGTTAATTAATTGCAAGATAGGATTGTCGGATGTCTTGAAACGACCGTCAGCAGAGTGCTCTTGCTCCTGCAACTCTTTGCCATGGCTCTCAGGATCAATTAACTCATCGCTCTTACTGTGCTTAGACAAGCCTTTAAACGGCATGTAGTACTGATAGTTGTACATACCCACTAAGTTAGACACAGGTGATGACCAGTAGTTACCAACCTGATTTAGCTTGGCTGTGACGTCGCTCAAGACTTTGGAGTCGGCAAGGATTTTTTCAATTGCCGCGCGTTCTTCAGGGCTCTTAGTCATGTACTCAGCCATGCGTTTATCTACAGTAGCCTTCTCAATACCAAGCACGTTGTAGATAGGCGCTTCTAGTTTAGTGTCAATACCTTTATGGGTAGATTTAGGATCAGCAAACCGTTTACGCATCCTCTCACTGATGCGTGGACTGTCGCCTAACGGGTCAGCATGATTTTCAGCAAGGGATGTCAGCTCTTGCCATAGCGTTTGTTTTTGTTGCTGTGTTAAATCAACTTTATGAATAAGACCCGCAGCGCCGGTGCGTTGGTCGCCAAGGATAGCAATACGTCGTTCAGCAGCGCTAATAGGCTTACCGTTATGCGTTAAGTTTTGTGTCTTGCTCAAAGGTACGGACGTAATCCATTTAGCTAGGCGACGCTCTGGCTCATGGAACATCTCAACAATTCTATGAAACTCATTAAGAGCTTGATCAGTTTTCTTATCAGTCAGCTTAATCCACTCTTGAAAAGACTGGCGAACGTTATCCAGAGGCTCTTGCAAGTAGTCAGTCAAGAACTGACGCGCTTCGCCCGTAGACAAATCGCCTTGCTCTTCAAAGTTGTTAAACACGCCAGACATGTCACGGTTAATCTTTTTTGCCCTGTCAAGTTTGTTAAACAGGCTGCGCGATGCAAAGCTCTTGTCTTGCACTTTTCTAGTGATGTTTCTCCAGCCTTCACGCGTAGTAAACATTTTGTAAAACGCGCTACGTTTAGTAGTTGGGTTCTCACGCTCGCTCAAGTTGTATGACTTGTCTTCGTCGTACAGGCCAGACTCGCGGAACTCTGGGTCTTTCTTTGCAGGTGCTGCTGGTGCGGGTGGCGCGGGTGTTTTGGCAGAAAATGGGCTTAAGAAAATCGGTTCTGTTGGTTTGGCAAGAATTTCATTAAACGACGAAGAGATCTCTAGCAAGTAGTTGTATGGCGCATCTTCACGCACTTTGTTTTTACGAAAATAAACTTTGCTTAGGCCAATAATCTCTGCAATAGCCCTACCAAATTCGGACCACATGCTCTTTGACTCTGGAAGGTTTGTAACTACCGCGCCCTCGGGCAACAATAATCTATCCATTGCAGCTGATTTTTTAGGCTGGAGCAAAGCCAAATCAATCTGCATCGTATCTTTAGTCAACGCATAGGCCAAAAACTCCATCAAGCTGTAGCGAGGATTGCCTTCAGAGTCTTTGCCTACAACTTCATAAGCTTCAGGGTGTCTATCCGCAAGTCTTCCGGCAGTCTCATACATCAAATCATTAAGATGCTCAACGGCTCTGATCTGCGCTTCAGTCAACAGTTTAAATTGACGAGTGGTGTAGAGATTAATAATCTTAGCCGTTGCAGCGTGAACAATTTCATGCAGTACGGTAGAGGCGGTCATGCCCTGCGCTGTAACATAAATAGTATCTGCAACAGGATCGTACTGCGCCAAGTCTCCATTAGACAAAGAATCAGCGTAAAAGATCTTTGTATCCAGCTTCATCTGGAATAACGCTTGCGCAACTGACTTAAATATTTTGTCTTTTGCAGAGTTTACTTCGTACTTTTCTCTCAGGAACTGCAAGACGCCCGGCAAGTTATTGCCCCTAACCATTTGGATTATGTTGCTAGGCAAGTACGTACCGGGCACGCCAGACGCCACAAGGCGGTTGAAGTCAGCCCTTAAACGTTCGTCACGGCCTTGTCTAACCTTGGTCTGCCTTTGCACCCTACGCTGATAACGCTTAATGTTGTCAAGTTCTCTTTGCCTCTGCACACTAGACGCTTCGCTCTGTTCTATTTTTAGCGCTTCACCAACTTTTGCAAACGCCACGTCTTGCTGTGCGCCAGCAAGATTCATTGTGCGTCCTGTACCCTTACCTAACTCAGCAAAGAATATGTCTTTTGCGTCTTGTGATAGATCACCCCAACGTGGGAACTGAACGTTAAATAATTTAGAGGCAGCGCCACGATTGTCTTCGTAGTTTTTAATAGCTCTTCGTTCATCAGCGGTTGTAGTGCCTTGCCCATAACCTTTATCACGGCCACCTGTCTCTTTTAAATACGCAATCAGTGCCCGCGCAGCTTCGCGGTGCTCTTGCATATTGCCATAACGGATATTCTCAAAGTAAACGTCTTTGTCTACTGAGTCTAGTTTGTACCATTCTGGTAACCCAGGAAACTCTTCCCGCGCCCTATCGTAGTTGTCTCGGTTCTCTTGAGAGATAGAACCAGACTTTGTAGGCTCTAATCCAAGAGCTTCCTCATCTTTTGTCAGTTTTCGTTCCTGCTCAGCGCGGTATACAGCTTCACTTTTGCCAAGAGATTCTTTATATGCACGGTCGCGTTCTGCTTCAGCTTGACTCTCGTACTTTTTGCCAAGCTCAATAGCCTTTTTTAAATCTTGACCTTCATATGCAGGGGTGAGATTTTGTTCAACCGCGCCAACTTCTTTGCCTTCAGCCCTAATTCTTTTTACGGCATCAATAAATCTAGTATCTCTCTTAGCGCTAAGAGTAGAAGGTTTGGTTAGCTCTAGTCCAAGGCTTTCTTCTAAAAGATTAAGCCCTTTATAGGCAGCTGCAATCTTGGCTTGAGGCGCACCATCAGCTTCTAATTCGTAGATATTATTTTGACGAGTCAATACATCATCTTGAAGATCAGGCGATAAATCACCAAGACTTACTGTTCCGGCTGCTGGTTTCGTTTGTTTTTGCGTTTCTGCTTGCTTGGCTTGAGAGGTCGTAGTGCCACTTGTGGTTCCTTGTTGACGTTGATCTAATTCTGTTTTTACGAGTCTGTATTCAGCATCGCTAAGATTAATATTATTGAGTTCAGTATTAAGCTGCTCATTTGTTAGGGCGCGCACTGCGCCAGGCGTAACAGACCCACGAACTAATGTAGGAAACTTATTTGAAGTTTTTTGAGTCAAAGATTTAATATACTCGCCAACTTCATTTTTTAAATTTGGAGAGTCATACAAACTAATAATTTCGTATGGAGTTTCCCCTTCTTCAAGCCTTTTTTTAATTTGCATCTGCGCTATTGAGCTTAATGCAGAGGGCTGCTGCTTTGTTCTATCCAAATCTGTCCCAACATTTGCTCCAGTAGATACCACTCCACGGGATTGAGATCCAGTAGCGTCTGCGGCGGCCTGCCCTGTATCGGTGAGTGCAGCCACTCCAGTGCCTGCTCCACCTGCTGATGTGTCAATTCCTGCAACATTTGGTGCTCCTTGTTGTGCAAGGTGGTTTTTAATGAGTTCAACGCCTTGAGCATTTGAGTATGTAAATGGAAGTTTGAGGCCAACAGCTTTAGCAACTTTTCTAATATCAGGATTTTTTAATTTGCCACCTGAGTCAGCCGTAGTAATTAAATCATTCGCTGCTTGAATAGATTCAGGCGTAGCTTGATCAAATGGAATTACTTCGGTTTTAGTTTTTTTAGTTTTAGTTGCGGCAGCGGCGGGAGTAGTCTCAGTAACCTCAGGAGCCGCAACGTCGGCAACCAAAGGCTTACCCGCCGCATCGGAAGCTGGCATGAGTAAATCAGCGCTCTCTTTACTGAAGCCTACGCCAGCGCGCTGGACTTCTTCTTTGTCGGTAGTGAATTGACCAGATATGTTGCCACCTCTAGTAGCATCTTCAGCCAACTCACGTCTAGCTTTAGCCGCTTCGCGTCCGCCTGTTGCTGCGCCCATACCAAGACCAGCAAGACCCTCCAACGTACCTTGACCAACCACACCACGCATCGTAGGAACATCAAGTCCTTCGCGCTGCAGTGCAATATTCTGCGCCAACTGTTCTTGAGCGCCTTGAGGGAATTCAGTGGCAAGCTCTTTACCAGCGGTGATAGCGCCTTGCTTCACTACGCCACGCTCAGCAGCAAGGGCAGTTTCTTTTGCTGCGTTCTGTTTGATAGCTGCTTTGGTAGCTTCTTTAGTAGCAATACCTTTAGCAAGCTGACGAGCAAGGGCTGGCTCAACGCCTGTTGAAGCACCAACAGTGCCCAGAGCAGAACCCATTAAAATTTGATCTAAGTTTTTACCGCCATACTCTTGCGCAAGAACTGCGCGAGCTTCAATCTCCTTGGGAGACATGTCAGTATTTTCTTTGAGCGCTTGTTTAGTAGCTTCATAAATAGCGCCTTTAACAGTACCTGCTCCCATTACTGCGCCCGTCAAAGCGCTAACACCTAAACCAACTAAAGCAGGAGCGCTAGCAAGAGTAGCCGCCAAACCTGCAGCAATAGCGGGAGCGCTAGTACCAAGCGCATTGGCAAGCATATCTACAGGGGCAACGGAGAACGCTTTGGCTCCAGCTACGACTTGATCAAGAACGCCCTTATCTTCTGCATCTTTCATGATGCGGGCGATTTCTTTGCTGTCCTTCTTAGACTGTGCGCTATACAGGCTAGCAATATAGTCTTCTACGCCACGCAGGTTTTTACCTACATCATTGTCTGCGCCAAAGGCGTCAGCGACCATGCGGACACCAGTTACTACACCAGAGCCAACTTTGAGCGGAACGTCAGCGGCTTGACGCAAGAGCGGAACCATCTCCTTATCACTTTTAGGAGTGGGAGCGGGAGCAGGGGCAGGGGCCGCAGCTTTAGGGGCTTCTTGAACAGGAGCTGGAGGACTACTCAAATGCTGAAGCAATTCAGAATCTTTGTACCCAACCTGCCTAGCTTTGTTGATATCTAAGGTCGAATCTTTCCCTAAAAAGTCAACAATCTCAGCGTCAGAGTAGCCCGCTTGCCGTGCTTTCTCAATGTCTAGCGCCATGACTACCCCTTATTGTCTTTGTAGGCTTGGATCGGTAAGTGCTGGACGTGTAGATGCTCCTGCCTGCGGCTCACCAGTAGGCCTAGTATAGTCTCTAGCGGCAACTTCTGGTCTAATTGCAATCCTGTTATACGCAATATCAGTATTTTCAGCGGCTGTCTTAATACGCTGCTTCCAATTCTTTTCGCGTGTTTCAATACGTGCCTGTGCTTCTTTCATAGCAGAAAGAACAGCTGGAGGAACTTTGGTTTCATCAAACTTATTGTCTTCATCCATACCTGTTTGTTTGCCAAGCTTAACAGCGCTCAAATCAGCCATGTGCTGCTTGTCATTCTCTTCGCGTTGAATTCTTCCAAGTACGTCGGCTTCCGTTTTAGAAGCAGCTTGCCACTGACCAAAAATCTTAGTGTCTTTATCAGTATCACGGCGAGCAGCGCGATCTAGCGCTAAAGTCTGTGAGCGAAGCTGCTCACTACGAAACTGCATATCAGCGCTGTACTTAGATGCCGCAGAAGAAGACGCATCGCTCTCACGACGTGATTGATAGTCAATGAACTTAATGTTTAAAGCCTTCATGTCTTCAGCAGCTTTAAGTTTAAGCGCCATAGCTGCGTCAACTTCGCCACGCTTTTCAAGGCGTGTAGCGTTATCTAAATCAGCAATAGACTTGTCAATTTCACGGCGCGCTTTCTTCTGTTCTTTCTCATCAGAAATAATGCCGGGCACAGATTGCTTGAGTGCGTTCATACCAGCAACAAGTGTTGGGCCAGGGGTTGATCCCCATGACGCAAAGAACTCAGCCAAGCGCAAATGTTTTTGACGTTCTTTTTCGTCAGCCATATTAGCTTTTTCAGCCATTAGTTCTTCACGCTGTTTACGTTGACCTTCAGACACATCTGCTACGCCAGCTTCTTGCATCGCAGCTTTACGCTCCGCCATAAAGGTAGACAGAGGAGCATTCATACGTTTTTCTGTATCCGCGTACTCAGCTTTCATAAAGTCAGGAATATTACCTGCTCGCTGCATAGCAGCGTTAGCTTTAGAGACAGGAGCCGCCGCTGGCGGAGGCGTAGCACTCATAATGCCTACAGCATCGCCTTCGCCTGCTTCAGAAGAAGGGCCGCTATAAGGTCTTTGTTGTTTAGCCCTTTCTTCTGCAAGAGTGAGTCCGTCAATGTTTTTACGGGCATCTCTTTCCTCTTGCGTCATTGCTCCAAACGGATCGGATCGATATTCTTCTTCTTTAACTTCATTGCCTGTCTGAAACGCAATGATGCCGCCACTACGCATACCGGGCATCTGAGGTTGAGGAGCTTGGTACTGAACACCCATAGCACTTGCCCTTGCGCCCTGCTCAGACATCTTACGTTCACGTAGGATACGTTCCGCCATCCTACGGATAGATGGGCTAGAAGATTCTTTAGCTTGAGCCTCTAACCCTTTTTCGTCCATGTTCTCAAGTTGAGCCTCAACTTCACCACCCATGTCGTAAGACATGATGCCGCCTTTGGCGTAGCCTTTAACTTCACCGCCAGCAGCTTGACCGGGTGGTCGGCCAGAAGGATTAAACGCGTTATATATAGATGCACCGGAACCAATTGTGCCAATTGCTTGAGACAGTTGGTTAGGCGCAGCTTGATACTGTTGGGTTGAAGACGCCTGCATTGGCAGCCCACGAAGCATGTTGGACATTGTGCCCAACTGCATAAGCGGGTACTGCTGTGCATTGGCATAGTCCTGCATAGCCTGATTGATCTTCTGCTGTTCCAGCGCTTGCTGCTGAGCACCAAACTGATTCTGCAGGTTGTAGATACCTTGCTGCGTCGCAAGCTGCTGTTGTCCAAGACCCGCTAATTGTTGTCCGCCTTGCATCGCAGCGTTATAACCTTGCTGTGCGCCTTGAAGACCTTGGAGTCCAAGGTTAGCTCCAAACTGTTGAGCTTGCTGAGCTTGTTGATACGCGCTCTGTAGACCTTGCGCTTGGTTCTGATTCATCAACGTAGAAAGATTACGCTCACGTTCAGCGCGCATAATTGCATCGCGGCTACCACCAAATGCTCCAGCTCTTGTTACTTCTCCTTGCTGCTGCGTACCTGCAATTTGAGCATTGCGCATCGCTTCGCGGTTCTGGACGTCCACTACATTCTGCATGTATGGTGACATGTATGCTTGAGTAGCATAAGGATTAGTAGCCTGCTGGGCATATTGTTGACCGGCCATAGCAGCTTGTCCAGCAGTACCAAACGCGCCACGAACACCCGCGCCGGTAATATCCATTCCCTGTCTAAATTGACCTGGCACTTGCATACCTGCAATACCGCGCTGAGCAGCCTCTTGCATGGGTTGAAAACCAGAAATAGCTTTTCCGGGGTCGTAAGATGTTTGTTTGCCTTGAGAATCGTACGTACCGCCGTACGCTTGATATGGCTTAAAACCGGTAATATTAAAATTACCTTGTACAGTTTCGCCTGTACTTGGGTCTGTTGTGCTTGGGCCACGCGAACCTTGAAATAACTGTTCCTGGGTCGCGCCCAGCATGGTCTCAACATACGGCCTTGCGTACTCAGGGACGTTTGTGTTCTGAACAGTCGATGTAGTCTGAGTTGGTCCGCCGCCGCCTTTACCCATGATTTGCTCCTTCAATTGGTAACTCAAATGTTACCCAGTTGTTTTTAAATCCGTCATTTTGAAAAACTTTAGCCCAACCGCGCCGAGCTGTTGCCTCTATGCCATCACACCCCGTGTCTCTAGCGTAACGCCTTAATAGAGCAAGCATAAAGTCTTTCCAATTTTTTAAATCAACCCCACCGCAAAACGCCATGCACAACAGTTTACGTTGCGGGTAGACCGCAAAATTTGTAACTACAGCACCTTTAATTCTACCGTTATCAAACGCGACCCACAACTCATAGTCATAGTCAACAATTGAGGTATAGATATCGCCAACTGTATAACGTCCATGTGTATAACGCGCCGCCTTCTCTAAGTAAGGTTCTACTTCTTGCCAGCATGTATCAACATACTGTTTTGGAACCATAGATACTTCGATCATTTAGGCATGTATTTTTGAGGTCTGATATTCTTGCCTTGTTTAGAGTTGCCAGTACGCGCCTTGCGTACTTTGTTCATCATGGCATGAAGTTGTTTAGCGCCAGCCTCTGTAGAACCATTGCCCAAATGTGACACCACATCAGCGGGGATTACAAACTCGCCATCTGCAAGTCGAGCAGGTTGGCGTCCGTTAATAGTTGCAGGAATGTTGTCCGACATACCGTCACCGGGGCCCTTGAGCAGTCGTGGGTTTCCGCCAGCAGCATAACCGCCTAAACTTGAATGCATAATACCGCCTTGCGCGGCTTCAACATCTTCACCTCGTTTTTTAGGTTTGACCGAAGCCATCTGCAACTGCCCCATCGGTGTAGGACGCTTAGCGGCAGGGGGAGAGACGTAAGCACGCTGGTTAACTTTGGCTTGACGAATCTGAGCAGCGGTCAGCGCGTCTTGATAGCGGGTATCAGGATCTTGGTCGTAATAAATACCTACGTCAGCAGACCTTGCGGGAGCCGCTTGCGGCTTACCAGATAACATCTTTTGATAGCTATCAATAGACTCAGAAAGGCTACCACCTTTAGCAAAGTTAGATACTTGCCCACCTGTAGCAGTCATAGCCTGCTGATATCCTAACGAATTGTTTTGATCAGACATGGCTTGTACAGGAGCCGTATTCATAATGCCACCCATAGCATAGCGCCTAGGCGTATATTGAAAGTCTTCAGGGCTAGCACTACCTGCTTGGAAATTATCGGATAGACGATATTTAGATAGTGGACCGTCATAAGATTCTTTACCAAACGTCTCGCCAGAAGGGTCCATAAGCCCTAACATATTAGCGCCTGTATATGCAAGTGTTGTTGCAGTGAAGGGATTTTTTTCAGCAAACTTTAAGGCTTTATCAAACCCAGACTCAAGCGCTGAAGGAGGGGTAGCTGTATATGTAGTAGGAGGGGGTGTATATAGAGCATTAGATGGCGGCATATAAGTGCCGGGCATATCAATACCCATAGGAAGTGTATTTGGAGCAGGGGGAGGAGGAACTGTTAAGCTACGGCTTACTGTCTGAGGAGCAGACGTAATACCACCATCAGTTACAGGAGAAGTCACAGCTGAAGGTAAGTTTTGACCCGATTGAAAAACAGGCTGCTGATTTTGAAGGCTCTCAAGTCCAGCGGCTGGGTTTGTCGAGGCAACTTGAACTGAGGGTCCTTGGCCCATGTTCTGTATATTCTGGAGTTGTTGGTCAAACCCTTGAGGAAGTCCCTGAATTCCCGCATTAGCTTGTTGGGCAGCGGCGTTAACTGCTTCTGATGTAAGAGGTGTGTTTGCAGCAGTGCCACCAATTTCCATAATACCAGCTTGAGCGCCTTGTTGGGCAGCGGTTGTGGCAGCTTGTTGAGCGGCAGTAGTAGCTGCGGCTTCGGCAGCGGCAATTTCAGCGGCTGTGACTGCAGCAGCTTCTATAGCAAGCATCTCAGGAGCAGCAGCGGCAAAGATGGCAAAAATTGGCATATCAAAACTCCTTAATTTCCGGCGACTCTAGACCCGTGCCGCGAAGGTTATGTAAACAGCACAGCACCACATCATCTGTCAGCGCCATGAATGCGTGCTTCTTGCCCGCAGGTATAGTAATAACAGCAGGGGCGTCGAAACGCCCCATAGTCTCGCCATCTTGCCAAGCTTCCACAGCGCCATGCGATATCAACGTCACATGAGGATGAGCATGAACATGTTGAGCTAAAACAGTCTTAGACTTTGGAATCGTGTATGAGCGGACCCAGATGTCGTCTACCTCGACAAACTCAACGTAGTCAAGTTCAATTTGTTTATACGCAGGGTTTTCCCTAACAACATCAATGTTCATGCGTGACCTATTTGTAAGTTGACAAATCGTATCATGGGGCTACCTTTAACACAAATGTTGTAGTGTCGTAGTAAACGTCTCCGGTCTTGAGCCTGCCCGCTGCTTGGTCTACTTGTGTTGGCAAACTGATACGCAAAGAACCGGGAGTTACAGGGTCTGGCTGGCTAAAGCTAAGCGCGGTAGTAATTACATTGTTTATATTCTGTGTGGAGGCCAACACAGAACCGGGATTGTCCAGCTGATTAAAATACAGGCGTATAGAGCTAAGTAACGCCTCCATGTACTGCTGGTTATATTCCGGCGTAGGATCAGCTAGACGCGGAGCACGAATTAGCGGGTTGCTCATGCTTACCTTCTTCCGTCTGGTCGCACGTCAATGGACGGCACGCCAAGCTGCCACTGCACGCCAAGCCCGTCAGAACTAACTTTAAACGCCATCTGCCTACCACGGACTCGCGTGTAGATAATCTCCGTGAACTGCTGCACTGCGTAGTTTCGCTGCCCCTGATAGTTCTGCGTACTTGTTACTGCAGGGTTTGCTGCAGTGCTGTAGTTTGAGCCGGGGTTCTGCCGTGGCCTCATAGTAAAGGTCACCGACGGGTTATTGACGTATGAACCGTCAAACGTAATATCTGGAACCATCCTCCAGACAAACCCGTAGTTGTGCCCGTCGCCAATATTAAAGTCAGCAGACTGGATGTATGAACTAATAGGCGAAGGTGGGTTAGTTGTGCCGTCGTCCACACCGCTCTCGTGGTATACAAGTTGATTACCGTAAGTGGTTGCCATAGGCTGAACACGCAAAGGACTATCCAACCACGCAGAGCGAGCTAAAGTCCCGTAAAACCAGATTTTCTCTAGGTAGTTGTATACCACATAGCTGTCAATTGTCGTTGAGCCAGCTGAGCAGTAGTACCACCAGATTTCGTTGTATCCCTCGTTAGTACCAGCAAAAAACTGAAACGACTGAGACAAATTAATGTTGCCGTAAATATACTGACGAAGAGGGCAGTATAGGGTTTCTACCCGTCCAGAGTACATATAAAACTTGTCTACGCCCATCCAGTAAACGACGTTGTTAGCCGCAGCCGGTGCGTTAGGGCCAACAATTGACAGATTATCCGCGAGCAGCTGAAAACCCCATACATACGGGGGGCCAAGGTACTGCATAGAATAAATTGCAGAGTCTGTCCAGACCAAAATCTCTTGCCGAGCCTGCAAAGCAGTAATGACGGCGGAGCCGTGGCTAAGCGTGTAGCTGCCTGCTTGGTTAGTAACAGCCGGTGTCCACTGTGTGTAGTCTTCTTGGTCTGACCAGCGTATCAGCATAGGGTTCTGTACGGCAGAGCCGTAGTCGTTTACGCCAAAGCAGATTACAAACCGTGAAGCGTCCGACACCATAACAAAATTGCAAATGTCTGGGGTATCCCCGGCAGTAAGCAGCGTGCCTCGGTCAAAAATGTTTGGATTAGCGTTTACTTCCCAGTAGTACAGCCCGCCGCCACGAGGGTTAAAAATTAAATCTTCACCAAAATTAGATTGACTCCAAAGGCGAAGCTGTGTACCAAAACCCACACCAGCGGGCGCGGGAGAACCCCAACCTGTAGATGTGTAGCCTGTCGTAATACCACCCCAACCACTAGCTCCCCAGCCCACACTGGTTGTAAAAACATCCGAGCCGGTTGTAATCTGATATGTGCCGACGGTGGATGCGCCGCCATTGCCCACATCAGAAGCATTTGCCGCTACGCTTGAGGTAATGGTGTACACGTTATTGCTGGTGACGGCCACTACTTGAAACTCTGCATTAAGGATAGTAGCGGTAATAACCCCGCCAAGACTGACTGCGCCACTGTACGTTACAAAGTCCCCAGCCTGCGCTCCGTGCGCGGAGTCAGTAACTGTTAGGGTGGTTGAGCCATTGGTAGCCGCAAAAGTTACATCCCCAGCAGATGTGGTGCTACGTATAGGAGTAATGTCGTAGAGAGCACCGCCGCTACCGTTTTGGATATAAAACTTGAGGTTTGTGCCAAGACCCAGCAAGTTGTAGCTAGACAACGTAACCCAGTTCCACAGTGATCGGCAGACGCCCCAGAACGAGCCCGCAGGTGGTGTTAGCGTAGAAGTGGTTGTGCCAGTGTCGGCAACCCAACCGCCAAGTTTCTCAGGGTAACCCGAACGAAAACGAACTTTATCCATCTCAAAGTACGTACCTTCATTAGCGAGCGTAGTTGACTCTCGATTTACACCGGGACGAAGTTGAAGTTTTTGTAATGGCATGGCTTATTTTCCCATCAATTTGGGCGTATATCAAGCATACAGCCGTGTACCGGTTTTGTCGATAATCAACGCTTGCTTTCTGGGGGCGCGAGACGGTTCATTTGGAATGCTTACATGTGTCCAACGGTCAAACTCACGGATTACTTGGTCGTAAGGCAAACCCGAAGCAATGATGGTTTTGACTACTTCGTCTGGCGTCAGTTGAGGTACTCGGATGTCCACAGCACAACCAATGCGATGCTGACTAGTATCTTTAGAACCCACAGCATCGTTGACTTGCTTACTGCGAAAAGCTGAGTTAACCATGACTGGTCTTCCGCCCAAGGCAGTTTTGACCTCCTCAAGGAAGGCGGCAAGACGTTTGAGGTTTGCAAGTTCGGTTTCATTTGGGGTGTTGTCCCATCCGTTACGTTCTGCGGCTTCTGAGGATGTAAGCTCATCAAGCGTAAAGTGTTCAGTCAAGTTCATTTTTTACTCCGCATATCTGCAAGTTTCTCAACAGTGCGACCACCAAAATAAGCCAAGAAAATAATCTGCCCCCACTGACCTAGAAGCTGAACGTAGGATTCTTGTGCGTTATATCCGAATGCCGACATCATGGTGAAGACAAAATAGGCCACAAAGATTGCTATAAGGGCCATAGGGCGAATATTTTTAGACAGCCAAGAGTCTGACCCCATGTCAGCTTTCCAGCGGTCTGAGATGTTTTCTTGTTCTACCTCAAACAGCTTCGTATCATTTGCCATCTTTGCCAGCTCACCATCCTGCGCCAGCTTAGTCAACTCTAGTTGCGCTTTGGCTTTGGCTTCTGGGTCAGGGATTAGCTTGTCTATAAGCTTGCCACCGACATTTAAAAGTGCATCTAGTCCAATCATTGTTTGCTCCTTGAAAGCATGGTTGCCGCTATTTCCATCATGGTTTTTGTTACCTGAATGTCGGTGGGTTCATTATCCCACCCCACAGTAATTTGGCCAACAAATCGGTTTGGGTCTGGTGGAATGCTAATTCTGCAAGTGTAGGCAACCCCCTTGGCTATGTACCACAAACCCATTTCAGATTGCGCTGACTTGTATTCCCCGCAAGGTATCTCACTAGCCATCAGCTTAACCACATCTGCATTGTTGGCTGCGTTTTGGGTAAACAAACCTACATCAAGCCCATCGTTGGTTTTGTCTCGACCTTCTTTGGTGTAAGCGCGGTACAACACTCTGGTTCCAAACATGGGGTTTACTTTAAACACAGCAACAATGGTAGCGTTGGTGGTTTTAAATAAGTGAGCAGCAGCATCTTCTACCCTGTCCTCGACAATGCTTGGCATCTTCTTAGACTCTTTGTACGCACCCATCAGCAGTTCTTGGTTCTGCCAAACAAAGTACCCAGAGAACGCAAACACCGCCATGAGTATCAGCGCGAACAGCTTGAACGGGCTATCCACATAGGACAGCACCTTGCTTAGTATGTCTGCTGGCTTTTCGTCACTCATCCTAGTCCAATCATTCTAAGTAGTTTGTTTACAATCTTGTCCGACAAGTTATCAGGCAGGAACTGGAGAAACCCAAGTACCCACCAAGCAATGCACAACCGCACAAAGACTTTAAGGAAAAGGTCAAATTGCTTTTGGTACTCATTCACCGCCCACACCTTGATCTAGCACACAGATCAGAGACTTCATTAATACCCCAACCAATAGCACCAATAAACATCACAATAATAACAATAGCAACTGCCCACTGCATCTGTTCGGCTTCGGCTTCTTTGCGCTTTTTCTCTTCAGCGTGTAAGGCCGCCATTTCTTTGGCATCATCCCTGTCCATTTCAGCTTGACGGGCCTTGGTTGCATTCCATACGTCTATGCGCCCAGCTTGCATAAAAAGCATCTTTAACTGCTCTTCAAATCGTTTAGCTTCATCCAAAGCCATCTCAATTTGCAGGGCCGCACCAAGGTTAGACTTACCACCTGTACGTTTGGCGTGAAGCATGGCCTTGGTAGCGGTGCTCTTTGCATCAAAAAGCTTGGCAATTGACGGCGTTAGACCTGCCAGATCACTAGCGACTTTACTAGCTTTTTTAACGACACTGATTGCAGTTTGCAATCCTTCTAGCGCCGTGATCGGATCAATCATTTCCGTACAACCTTTTCCCACTGTAGGCAAACAACTTTGCGGTTATAAACATCACCCGTCCACGCCCACCGCACACAGCGGTATTCAGTCTTCCTGTCTTGGCTGGCTGCTCCCGGTAAAAACACCAAAAAGAGCATCAACAGCCATTTCATTTATCTAAACGCTAACCTTTTTCCCATTTACCAACTGGACACTCTTGGCTTTTCCACTTGGTTTTAAGAAAAATAACACAACCACATTTGCCACACAAGACACCACCAGCGACTTTATGTTCACAAGCATCGCAAGTAGCCCTTCTCATAGCCACAATATCCTCGGTAGGCTCTGCATTGCGAACCTCTGGAAGATCGTCTTCAGGTTTGTAAGGCTCTCTAGAATAGTTCATGCTGTACGTGTCCACATATAAACAACGACATACGGTTGAAGGTTGGCATTAGTGCCAGATGATCCAGCTGTAGAGATTGAGGTGCTAACAGTAATATCAGTAGTTCTTGAACCAGTATCTATGCCTGAATCAATAATAGAGCCCCCGCAGCAGCTTGCTCCGGGGCCGGGGCCATCACCAGATCCGTTTGTTTGGTAATGAAGTTCATCGTGATTGTGGCCGGGGTCGGTAACAGATGATGTGGCAGTATGTGAGTGGCTAACAACAATAGCGTCAGCAGAACCACCAATAGCACCAGCAGAAAAACCTCCACCATTACCAATCAATACACGACCCGCGCCAAAGGCTGTCCACGTACCAAATCCAAAAAGTGTATTCGGATTTGTTGATACGGTAGCGGTATAAATAGAGCCAACAGGATGCAGTGCTTGAAGCGCTGCCTGCACAAACGCCGTGGTTGCAAGCAAAGTTGAACTATTGCCAAAAGTCTGAGTTGTCGCAATCGTGCCCGTTGGCAGTGTTGGCGTCCCAGTAAACGTGGGGCTGGCACTTAAAACCGTATTGCCCGTGCCGGTAGAAGTAGTTACGCCTGTGCCACCATTGACAACTGCGAGAACTCCGGTCAGGTTAGCCGCTTCGATGGTGTAGAAATTCGTTGCGTCACTAAAAACAACCAGCTTCTTACCTGCTGGGACAGCGATGCCTGCACCCGCAGCGGTGGTGTTACCCAGCACAGTGGAGTTGTAGATCGTTGCTGTATAGGCAGTGGTGTTGTAGATAACGTAGGTCTTCTCCTGCGGAGGAGCGTAGACGGCAAAAGCTGCGGTGGTCGTGGTAGTCAGCGCAATGACGGCATTTCGCGCTTGGTCAGGCGCACCGTCCAATGCAGTGAAAGCTTGGTTGGCTGAGGTGACGGACACCACCACGTACCCAGCAATAGCCGACTCAATGATCGTGCCAAGGTTGCTGTTGGTTGTGGTGTTCCACGTACCGGCTTGTTCGCCAGCGCCAATCAGTTCAATCCGTAGCGAGGGGGAGTAGGTGCTTGCCATGTGTGTCCTTACGTTTAGGGTATTTTCGCAGGTTTATGCAACAATTTCTTGCCAATTTGGGGTTTGTGTATCATCAATTTGATTCCACAAAGCTGCATCTGGATTGTATGTTTCCTCTAGTTGTCCAGCAAATGGTAGTGAACCAAAGCTAAAACCAGCGAACACCGCATAGTCGTCAATTGTGATTCCTTTAAGGATGTCTGTCCATACCACGCTTGAGGCGTCATCAATCTGTTCCCAAAGCAAACGACGGGTTACGACATCTTGAGCAAGTGCGCTTTCCTGCACAGCTGCAAAAAATTGGGCGGTTGTAAACGGAGTGTCCTGTAAGGCCGCTGCCTCGGCAATTGCCGCAAAGAAATTAACCACGGCTACCTCCGCCGCAGATGCTGATGCAGACTCTGAAATGGAAGCGGGCAAACTAAGTGCTGCTACCTCAAGCGGTGTGCCAGCGGCACTCTCATCGATAAAACTATTAAATGCAAACGCAGCCACTACGTTATCAGACGCTTGGCCACCTTCGGAGACAAGAGGCGCAAAGTTGGCAACGGCTGATCCGGTCGCATCCCCTGTAGCAGTCTCAGACACAGACACCGCGTAGTTGGGCAGGGATGAGAATATAGCGTCAGCAAGGGCAGTGTCTGAAAAAGATGCAGGGAATGTTGCCTGCGCTAGCGCTACATCCGCCGCCGTTGCCGTGTCGCTCAAGTCGGCAGTAAAGACCAGCGTTGTGTTTAGCGCATCAAGAGCTGTGGCTGTTTCAAAAACACTGGATGTAAATACAGGCGCTGAGGTTGGGGCATCTGCAACCACGCCACTATCGGCTACCTGCGCGGTGAAGCTGGCAAATGCATTAATTACGTCCGACCCTTGCGCAGATTCAAGGACTTCGCTGGCGTAGATCGCCCCGCCTTCAGCAGTAGCAAAGGGGGCTTGGGCAAAGGTGACCGTACCGAACATTCAAATCAACTTGCAACTTCTAGTTTACTTTAATTGCCATCAAGAATTAAACTCATGGTGTTACCTCATCTGCGGGTTCAGGCGTGTTGCCTTCAGCAAGCCAAGCTAAATAAGCAATGTAGTCGGTGTTGGCGGGGTCGAAGGGTATGCTTAGTCCATCGTTGCGGTTCACCGCACTTGGTATACCGCCAAAGTTATTTATCAATTTATAAGTAATCATTTATAACTCCGAAGAAAGCGTTAAAAATGCAGAAGTTGAGTTATTTGCGGTGACGTAATAAGACCTAAATTGAGTAAGCCCTGTTGCTCCGCTGTATGCAATACGCATTGAGTCAACTCCACCATTAACCACGCTTGCTCCAGACAACGAAAAAACACTAACACCATCTAACACACAAATAGTGGATACAGCAAGTGAAGGAGCGACACGCATTGTTTGTTTGTATGACAAGAACCCTTCAAGTGCAGTGGTGCTAGATGCAATTACATAACTAGGCAAAGCCTCGTAAGCAGAAGTTCCTAAAAACTTTTGAAAGTATCGGTAACACAAAGCCAACTCAGTACCATAAGGACGATAGTCAAATGATGTAGCTTGAGTGCCCTTTTCAAGCTGTACGCCTGTAACTTGCCAAGTTGCGCTAAGAGTACCTAAGACAGATACAGCACCAGTTGCGGATAAGTTGTTTGCCGCAGCCCAAGCGCCAGCAGTTCCAGACAAGTTGGTTGCAACACCTAGTCCAAAGTGGACACCAATACCCGTGCCATTTGTTGTTAGCCATGTTCCTGTTGTATCGCCAGTAATGATTACGGACTTTTGTTCCCAAGTGCTTGCTGCGTTAATTGCGTAAGTAAATGGGTAACTTCGGTCTGCAGCATTATTACGAAGAGAGCCACCAAATGTTCCTGTCAGACTAGATTTTACCCAAAATGAAATTGTTATAGTTGCCGCGCTTGCAGTACCCCATGCTAAATCAGCAGTGTTAAGCCCTTCAATATATTGAGCAACAAGTGCACGTTGTGATGTTCCAAGAGTAGCATCTGCCGTTGTAGTTGTACATTTCAGTGAGTTTATAAACCCAGCAGGAGCATCAGATACCTGTTGTGCTGTCATTACTCCGTCAGATGCATTTGTGCAATACCAGCGGTCAGTATCAAACGTACCGGGGTTAGTCATTGTCACTGCCGACCCAGCGTTCCTCTGGTCAATCACCATCGCGCCGTTGATGATGCGGTTCTTGAAGCCAAAGGTATTAGGAGTATTGATAGTCCCGCCACCCGTCATGCTTAAATTGCTAGACGAGTCAATGCGAACAGACTCCACACCACCCTCACTGAAAGCAATCGTGTCAGCCGCAGGAAAAAAGATGCCTGTGTTGACATCGCCGGTAGTTGTAAAAACTGGCAATGCAGCTGTACCAGCAGCGGCAACAAATTGAGAATCAGCATTAAACCGCGCTACTTCAGTACCGCCCTCACTGAAAGCAATAGTGTCAGCCGCAGGGAAGAAGATGCCTGTATTTGCATCAGTGCCTCTAATAGCAGGGGTTGCGGCAGAACCATCAATATCTGATAGGCCGTTTGTTCCGTCAAGAATTAAACTCATGCTTGTGCTCCTTTAAGGGCGGCTACATCAGCCTGTAGTTGGGTTATTAGGGCTTGTTGTTCTTGGATGCACTTCATCAGCGCATATTGCAAATCTGTCTGGTAGATTGATAGACGCATCTTTGGCTCATCTTCAGTTCCCCAATTGCTTTCCATCACCATTTCAGGTGCAACCGCTTGAACATCTTGTGCCACCACACCCAGAGTCAGGCCGCCATCTTCTTCAAGGTTTTGGTCAATGTAATTGAATGTTTGAACAGGGATTGCACAAATCTTGTCAAGGTAAGAAGTAGCAGGGGCAAAGTTTATTTTCTCTCTGCGGTCAGACAAGTTGACATCGTTTGCGCTGTAGTTTGCAATACCACCATTAGACCGAACAGACATTCTTAGCGTAGAAGAATCATTACAATATAAAAATTCATTTTGGGCGCTATTTGGAGTAGCGGCTGAATAGTTAACATAGATTCCAAACGGGTTAGCATTTGTATTTCTCAATGCCGACACTTGATTTGCCGCACTATTAGAAACTTGAAGTGGGCAATTTGTCCCGTTAAATACGCTTGTTAAACCCACCAGCAAGTTACCGCTTGAGTCTATTCTGGCTCGTTCTGCCGCATTGGTGCTAAACAGTATTGCGTTTGCACCACCTCCATACAAATGGAAATTATCAGATGTACTTCCAATGATTGCGCTATCTGTTCCCATTTGCCACTTTACTGTGGCATCTTTTGAAAACTTAAGAACAGCACCTTTGTTAGAACTTGTGCCACCATCAATAACAACACCCGCAGTTTCAGTTAATGGGCTTTTTACAGATACGATTCCATCTGAGCCACTTGCCGTAACAATGGAAACTCTGTTTGTAGGACTTGTTGTGCCAATACCCACATTCTGTGAAGCATCCACAGTCACCGCAGTAGTCCCTGCCGTTTGCAGTTGCAATATGCCCGATGTGTCGGCAGTGGTGATTAGCCCACCTGATGTTGCGGCGTTGATTATGCTTGCCATGTTAAGTTCCTATTGCTTGTTGTAGCGGTGTTAAATCTTCAGTTGTCCAGAAGTCTTTAGCCAACATTAAAACTAGATGCTCTTTGTTACGAGCCAAGCAGTCTGCCCATTCTTCAGCAGTCATGTCTTCTGGTTTGCCAGCATTGATGAGAGCCACGCTATCTAAGCAAGCAGAGTAGTGCTTGGCAATTTGTTGTTCAAGTGTTAGTTCAGTCATATTAGTCCTTATGGGTGAGATGCTTTGTAAGCGTCAAATTCTGCTTTGAGTTCTTTGATTGCGGCTACAAGAAGCGGGATAACATCAGAATATGCAACACCAAGATATTCTGTATCGCTATCTTTTTGCGTTGATGTTGACACAGCTTCTGGAAGCACAGCTTGTACATCTTGTGCAATTAAGAATGATTTTGATTTCTTAGATTCGTCATCAATAAAATTGCCAGTTACAGAACGCAATGAACATACTTTAGACAATCCGTTTTCAATAGCAACAAGGTTTTCTTTCAACCTTTCATCGGAAACAGATACCCAAGCATTTCCGTTAACACCAAGATAGACGCCACCAGTTCCACCAGATTGGATATATGTTGCAAGATTGGTGTTATCCCAATACATTTGCGCTTTGTATGTGCTATTTATGCTCATTCCAAAAATAGCATATCTGTTTCCAGTTGCTGAGTTAGCAAAAACAGCAGTATTTGCATTTGGATTGTCAATATACACAGCAGGATTTCCATCCCCATCAGACAGCACGATTTTGTTGCTTGCTGTGCGAATGTCTAGGCCACCGTTGTTACCGCCAAAACCACCAATGATTACGTTCTTACTACCAGTGGTAACTAACTGTCCAGATGGATAAGTTGAACCATTGCCAATAAAAGTATTAAAAGTTCCAGTTGTCAAGTTGTAACCAGACTGATAACCAATACAAACATTGACTGAATTCCCGCCTGTGTAGTTACTTGAATAACCCGCTTGTGTTCCAATAAATGTGTTTAGACCGCCTGTTGTATTGCTATACCCCGCCTGATAACCAACAGCAGTGCTGTTAGATGCTGTAGTGTTGGCATTAAGAGCATTTGCTCCAACGGCTACGTTGTTAGAACCCGTTGTGTTGCTTTGTAATGCTTCTTGCCCAAAACCAGAGTTGTAAGAACCAGTAGTCACTCCATAAAGTGCATAAGAGCCAACGCCCACATTCTGACCTCCTGTTGTTGTACCAGAATACAAAGCACGAAAACCAACCCCAATGTTGTTAATACCCGTTGTGTTTGACGTACCAGCACCACTACCTACAAAAACGCCTTGGTTCCCTGTGGTGTTATTTGGCAGAGCACTAGCACCCACCGCAGTATTGGTAGCCACAGCACCACCACCACGGCCTACTGTTAAGCCTTGGATAGAAGCACCGTTGGTGACTGTTAGGTTGGTAAACGCAGTAGAGCCAGAGGTTAGCGCCATCGTACCTGATGTGGCAGGAAGATCAATAACCGTGCTCCCAGCAACGGCTGGCTCTTGTAGCGTGACGCTACCGCTTGTTGATCCAAGTAATACTAAGCTCATGTCGAATCCTTTATAACACTACCCAGCGTGAACCGCCGGAAACAGTAACTACGACACCGCCACTCAAGGTGACTGGCCCAGAAGACATGGCGCTTTGACCCGCAGCTATTGTGTAGCTTGCAGACACCGTTTGACTATTAACAACAATACCATTTGAAGCCACCAACTCTGAAGCCTGTAATTCACCAGTAGAAGGCTTGTATAAGAACTTAGCGTTCGATGTGAACAACGTGGAGGCCGTACCGGTTGTTGCGTTGGCAAACAGCGGGAAAACATCAGTCGCCGTACTTGTATCGTTGCTCAGCGCAGCGCCGCCCACAGAAGCCCATGCAGTGCCGTTATAGCCTTCAAACTCGGTGCTGGTGGTGTTAAACCGAAGCATGCCGCTTGCTGGTGTTGGTCGCTGTCCAGTCGTTCCCTTGCTGATGATTAACGCGCCTGTCGATGTGAAGCTTGAATCAGAAGAAGCCGTCAATGCGCCCGTGGTGATGTTAGGTATCGTGGCGTTTGTGGCCGAGTCCAAGTACACCGCACGCTCTGCTGGCTGGGTACAAATAACATCTTTAGAACCCGCTGAAAAGTTGACCAGACTGCCTGAGTTACTGGAGGACAGCACTGTATTTCGGCTAAGCGTATTGCCGCTTGATGTGTACGTGCCAACACCGACTTCCCACTCGCCTAATGACAAGTTAGAAATTGCGTAATACGTAGTGTTGCCGTTGCCAATGGCTACCAAGAAACTTTGGAAACTCGGGTACGCTCCCGCCAGCACCACTGACCCCGTGCCGGTAGTTATAGACGTTTCCCGAACACGATCAGCAAGAACAAGCGCCATATTAAACTCCGATTAAGTCATCTTCTGCAAACCAACGCTGTTGCGTGCCGCCGTTACTGTCTACCCACTCGATCAGATAAAACACCTGACCTTCGTCATCCATACGTAGCGAAAGTACCGGGCCTTGCGGCACGGTTTGATTTACTTTGACTACATCACCTTTTTTAAATGCGGTTGCCATGTCGGCTCCTTACGCAGCATCGAGGCTGAATGAATATGTAACGGTCAGAGTATCACCAGACACCACCGAGCGATCACCGGGAGCAGCAAAGTCTGCTGCAGAGAACAATGTGCCCGTTGTACCGCTCTTGGTATTGTCAGTGGTTAAGAACGCACCGCCAACTGTAGTAGTGCCGTTAATGCTGTACACCGCAGGAGATGCTGAGTTTGTAATGACAGAAGGGTCGGCGGTAGACGCCGCTGCAAAAGTAGCCACTGGGCGAGTTGCTTGGCTGTAAGCCACAACCTCAGTCCATCCAGCGTGAGAAGCCATTGTGTCGCCAGCAGCGGGAGTGTTTGTAGCACCCGAGCCATACAAACCAATGTACCAAGCAGCCGTATAGGCGCTGCCGGTGAAGTACTTGTCGTTCATGTCCTTGAGGCCAACGTTGACCACGAGGTTGTGTTTGCTGGTTTCCCACTTCAGAAGGCCGTCTTTGTCACGACACTGAACGGTAAACACACCGCCCGCTTTGACGCAGGTATCGGACTTGTTTGTGCTGCTCACAGCGCTAAAAAATTTGTCTTCGGCGTGGCTGTTATCAAAAATAGACATAAAAGCTCCTGTTTAATTAATACGCACAATTGCACTGGTGGCATTGGCTGTTGGAAAAACTATTTGAAAGGTGTTATTGCTAACAACTTTATCTGAACCAAAGTCCAGAACTGCTACTGACTTGTTGCTTTGTGTTGCGTTATAAATTAAAGCACCACGACATGTAAATGTTGCGTTTGTCCATGACGTGTTAGCAAAGCTGATATAGGCAGTGGTAACGCCCGTCGTGTTGGCGTCTGAAGTTGGGCTTGTAGAGATAACCAACGTGTTACCCCCAGCTGTATACCCTGTACCAACTATCTCATTGCCTGCTGTATATTCAGTTGTAGACGGGCCAATATTGGCCGCTGCCGTATACAAAGCAATTTTAAAAGTGTTAGGCGATGTTGGACCAAAGTTGTGAACCGCCTGAAGCAGCTCAACTTTAAAGCTTGTGGTTGCTGTTTGAGCAATAGCCATATCAAGTCACCGCCTGTCGATACTGACCAGAACGATAAGCATCCTGACGTTCCATACCATCACCCAGACGTTTAGCCAATGCAAGTGCTTCTTTATACTTACCATCATACAAAGCTAGCATGTCAGTCTCACCCTTCATAAATGTGTACGCCTCAACTAACGAGCCATACAGAAGTACAGTATCAAAGTTGTCGCCAAGCCATGAAGTGAGCGCTGTAACAATTGACTCAGGGTAATAGAAGTAATGCAACTCAATAGAGTATTGCGCATCAGGTGTAGGGCCTAAAATAAACGTTAACTCGTCTGAATTAAAAAACGAAGGACCGAACAGTGCGTAGTACTTTGGAATCGCCAAACTAGTTGGATTTGGGTACGCTTGACGAATAAAGTTTACGTCTTTGTTCAGCAAATACTCGTAGTTGCCGGTTGCATCAATTACAGCCATCGAATACACGGCCAAGAAATCTGATGGGCACGCCAAGTACTTGTTTGCAACGGACGCTACACCCGTAACGTTACGCCGCAAAAACGGGAACTGCACCGAATTGTAGATGCGCTGCTCCGCCTGTTCAACAAACACCGGAATGTTGTTAACAAAGTCAGTATCGAAGTTCTGCGTGTAATCGCAGATGGCATCTGTCAACTCGGTATAGTTCATGTCTGTATCAGGCCATTGGGCCCCTGGCTATAGTACCTTTGGTCGCCGCTCCGTTACCACGGGTAACGATACCAGTTGTTTTAGCTTCTGGTGCTGACCTGCGGTTAATGCCCGCAACAGACATATTGACTGTAGACGCATCGCTTCGGTCAGGACGGGAATTAGAAGCAGCTTTAATAGGCTTGCCCGTCATAGTGTGTGGAGTTGCATAAACTGATGCATCACCAACTTCTTTGCCCATTACTTTTTTACTAAACGTAGCCATATTAACCACCTCTTTTTTGATTAGCTACTTTAGCTAAACCACGACCCATAGTCTTCATGTTAGCGTTAGTCTTGCCACCCTTGGCAAACTTTGTTGGTTTCATACCTTGATGCATGCCTTTTTCGTGCTTATGCACCATGCCAGACATCATTTTTTTGTCCTGCGCCAAATCTTTCTTGTCCATATTAAGCTCCTAAATTGTCGATATGGTTACTGTACCAACTTCTACGTTCAACGCCAAATAATTTGGAGTTAAAACCGAATCAAAACTACTTGCCCCACCAACAGGGTTCCACCCCCATTGAATATCTCTACTACCTTGGCCTGGATACCCAAACCCATCCGGCGCAACGCTATTAGTTAATAGAATCTGCAGGCCGTTAGTCCCAGACTGTGTATAGCTTACATCAGGACGTGGCTCTCGTACAGCTTGTGGGTCATCCACTGGGTACATACCCAACTGTAGCTGAGGCTGATCAGGATCCCAACACTCAGGACACACTTTCAAATTAAATAAACGGGTCTTGATAACTTCTTTTTTCAGGTCCTTCAGCATAAACCGCTCGTCGCAGCGGTCACACTGGGCAATTGAATATTTACCTGAAGCGTATCTACTAGACATACATCACCTGTAGAACGACTGTCTTGGAACATAACGGTCAGGAGCCTTTTCGCGGTCTTCCTGTGACGCTAGTGTCCATTGTTCTTCATAGGCCGCTTTAAGCATCGCAATACGATCCATAGGCACGTCAGGGCGCTTAGAACCGACATAATAGGCTAGACCAGCCACTACGCATGGAATCAGCCGGAATGGGATATCCTGCACGTTAACGCCGTTACCAGCGTCTTGCATGCGCCGCATGCGCCAATAAACAAATACGTATTGATCGCCGGGGGCGTTAGGAGTGGGCCACACATTGACAGACGTGAGATTATTAACTGTTACGGTTGCGCTAATTGCATGACTAGCGGCAGTTGTAGTAACGCTGCCGTTGTACTGGCCACGATAACAATTAAGTAATTGATTGCCGCTGACGTTAGCGTAGTAGATTGTTTCTGAATCAATTGTGACGAATCCTGTTGCGGGTAAACCATTAGTTGTACTCAGTGTAATAGTTGTGTCTGTTGACGCCACCGTTGCCGCTACTGTTGCAGCAGACAAATAACTCTGATTTGACTGGCGATTAGTCCACATCTGAATAGGACGGCCTTGAGCTAGTTTGTTTGGCAGCGTTGAGTACGTTGACTCTGAAATACGGCTGATGTTGATATCAATCTGGTTGGGCGTAGTAGCCTGTGTGCGGATCACTTGATCCAGCAAATCAATCGTGTCGCTAGGCAGGGCATAGACGCCTTGCCCGGTATTCATTACAAATTGGCCTTGCTCAATAGTCCATAGATTGATGCCACGGTTAGCCCATTCAATCGTCAACATGTTGAAGGACCGGCGTGCGGTACGAAACTCATAGCCAGTACGAACCTCAAGACCCGCCCGCTCATACGCTTCCTCAACGATATCGTTGAAGTCTAGGTTAAATGCGGAGGTTCCTGAGGTGGAGGCCATTATCTAAATCCTGCTGTTTTCTTTGCAATCGTTTTAGGTTGCTTTACGAATTGTTGTCCGGCTTTTTTGCCAGCACGTTTTGCACGCGTTGTCGCAGCGTACTCAGCAGAGCTAAGACTTTTGATCGCAGCGCTTGGAAGGTATCTTTCACCAGTGTCAGAAGATTTTTTACCACTTTTGGTTCTCCATTTTTGGTCGCCCCAATCCTTCAATGATTTTTGAGGCGCTTTCAATCTCGGTAACCCCCGCCAGCCGCCTTGTACTTCTTGGCAACTAGCTGAGCTTTACGTGCTGACCACTGACCTGCGCCAGTACCCTGCGTTGCTGCGGCTTTTACTTGAGACACAATCTTTTTGCGAAGACTAGGTTTTGTGTAATTGCCAGCGGCGTTTACCTTACCACCCTCTTTGTACTGGGTGAAATCAGTATTATCCCGGCGTGCTTTTTTCTTTGCACCGGGCATTTTAGAAGCGTTAATGTCGCCCATACCACGGGATGCCAACATGATTACACCATCTTTCCGCGTGTCTTACCTTTGGTACAACAGCCATCAGCACGCTTAGAAGCCGAGCCAACAGAGCCACCTTTAGCGTAACCACGCTGACCACGAACTGCGTCACGCGGGTCTTTCTTTTCGGGAGCATATTCGGTATTACGCAAAGATTTTGTATACGCGGCTTCAGTAGCCGTATTCATCTTGCGGTCAGCCATTTCTTCCC